ATAATGGGATACTAGGAGAAAACAATGGCTACAGGCTTTCCAGCAACGACAGGCGACATCTTTACGGCGGCAGACTATAACGGCCTAGTCACCTTCGAGATCAAGGCAGATCAGACAGCCGACTACACGCTAACTGTCGCCGACTCTTATCAAGTCCTAGTCCCTATGAACAAGGCAACTGCGATCGCCCTCAAGATCCCTACCAACGCTACGGCGGCTATCCCTGTCGGTTCTGTCATCACAATTCTTAATGAAGGCGTCGGAGTCTGCACAATCTCAGCTGTCACCTCAGGCACCACTACAGTCCTTTCAGCTGGCGCAGTAGCGGCCGCCCCTACCCTTGCTCAATATAAGTCAGCGGCTTGCATTAAAACTGGTACAGATACTTGGTACATTGTCGGAGCCATTGGATAATGCTTAACAACATTGTGGGGCTATTGGATGCAGGCGTAGCCGCCTCGACCAACTCCTATGAGTCGATAGCTACGGCCAACGGGACCGGATCTAGTGGCACTATTACTTTTAGCTCTATCCCGGGAACCTATAAACACTTGCAGATTCGCGGTATTCTCAAAAATACAAATGGCGGAGCTTATGATGATCCGACATATATGAGATTTAATGGTGACACGGGCTCTAATTATTCTTATCACTCACTTTATGGTAACGGGTCAGGCGCAAACGCATCAGGCGCGGCTTCTCAGACTTCAATTACCGCCTATGGCACGCCAGCTAATAACTTCACTAGCGTATGGGGTGGGGCTATTATTGACATTTTAGATTATGCAGACACAAATAAATATAAAACTACTAGATGGTTAAACGGGTTCGACAGTAATACAAGCACAGGTTCCATTAACTTGGCATCTGGCAACTGGCGCAGCACTTCGGCCATTACTTCAATTAGTTTTGTAACGGCTGCAGGCAATTGGGCGACAAATACGACGCTTGCACTCTATGGAATTAAGGGGTAATAATGCCTACTGCAACTTATGAGAAGATCGAGGCTAGGACTCTAGGCGCAACCTCAGGCAGCGTTACTTTTACCTCTATCCCTGCAACTTACACCGACGTAGTTTTAATTGCTAACTACGCTACTACGGCGGCTAATGTGGATGTACGCTTTAGAGTCAATGGCGACACAGGCGCTAACTACTCTTATACCTATTTGCTAGGTACGGGATCAGCGGCAGGCTCTGGTCGCCTAGCCAATAATGACAATATTGCAGGATACTTTTCAGTAGGTACTTCAACTAATGGAAACGTGTCAATATATAACCTGATGAATTACTCAAATACTACGACTTATAAAACAGTCCTACAGAGAATGTCTAGCGCAGAAAAAGAGCTAACGGCTAACGTAGGACTATGGCGTAACACGGCAGCGATTAACGCTTGCACTATTTACACTAGTTCTAGCACTTTTACCGTCGGCTCTACCTTCACTCTCTACGGAATAAAGGCGGCATAATGCCTACATATACTCAGATTGGATCAGCCGTAGTAGTTGGTGCAGGTGGTCAGGCTTCCATTACTTTCAGCTCAATCCCTGCAACCTTTACGGATTTAGTTGTAAAGGTTGGCTTGCGACAAGGATCGGGCTCAGGAAATGCTTACGGTATTAGATTTAATGGCGATACTGCGAGCAATTACACGGCCAAAGTTTTGCGAAATAATGGAAACGTCGCAGGTTCATACACAACAAGCGGAACCATAATGTTTGAAATCAAGGTTCCAAATACTGGTGACACAGCTAGCACATTCAGCAATGATGAATTCTATATTCCTAATTATTTATCGTCGACTCAAAAAAGTGTTTCAATGGATAATGCTTATGATGTAAATACTTCATCATACGATTCTCCTAATTCACTACAAGCTGGAAAATGGAGTGGCACCGCCGCGATTACTTCTCTAACATTAATCGGCACATCATCTTGGAACTTTGCTGAACACTCATCCGCCTACCTATATGGAGTCTCAAATGCCTAATCCAACCCGAATCGAAGTAAATTGCACTACAGGCGAGGTCTTAGAGATCGAGCTGACAGATGCAGAAGTAGCTGAGCTTGCCTATCAGGCAGAGTTAGCAGCTGATAAGAAAGCAGAGGATGACCTTATCGCTGCCGAGCGTGCAACTGCTAAGTCTGCACTCCTTGAGCGCCTCGGTTTAACAGCCGATGAAGCGGCTCTATTACTCGGATGAAATGGTGGCTATCAAAGTCAGCCGTTCAGTTAAGAGAACAGATTGACGACAGTTATCCTGACCGAGACCGTACCTCGGACGGCTCCGTTGGCGATTTGCGTCATTCAGCGCGCCCTTCTCATCACAATCCTTGCCCAAAGACTGGGGTTGTCAGAGCGATTGATATTGACGCAGATCTCATGGGAAAGAAAAAGCCAATCCTCATGCCTGACCTTGCAGATCAGGTTCGACTCTATGCAAAGTCTGATAAGGCTAAACGCGTGGAATATATTATCTTCTCAGGCAAGATTGCATCGTCTAAGAAGGGCTGGGCTTGGCGAGAATATACTGGCATCAATCGCCACGATAAGCATATGCACGTCAGCTTTACTCCAAAGGGTGATCAAGATAGTTCGTTCTTTAATATCCCAATGATAGGTGGCACAGCATGAACATGAAACATCCAATCGTTATCTCAGTCGGAGCTTTCCTTGCAGTTTGGGGAACTACATCCAACTTCGCTCTAGACTATCGCGCTATTCTTGGCTCGATCGTTGCAGGCGTGTTCGGTTACGCGAGCCCGAAGAAGTGACACAGACCGATTTCTTCACCCTTTACTTTGCCAGCCTTGCAGTAGTCGGTGGCCTTTCAGGCTTCGTCATTACTCACTTGCTGTCTGAAATTAAGCGCCTTCATGCGCGTGTCGATGAGATCTACAACATACTTCTAGAGCGATAATTTTTGCTATGGCAAGAAAAAGAGTTATCGATCTCGATACATACAACGCATTAGATGCCTATTGCATTGCTCTCAATGAGTATTTTAAGTCATTAAAAAAGGCAGGCTTTAGCGAAGATATGGCCTTTTGGCTTCTTCTTGATCGAGACTCTTATCCTGACTGGATCTTGCCATCGATCCCTGACCGAGTGGATCGCATACCCTACGAGGACGACGACGAGGATTAATGAAGCGCATTGTCATAGTGAGCGACCTACAGGTTCCCTTCCACGATAGACACGCAGTTAAGAATCTAGCCAGCTTTATTAGTAAGTTCAAGCCGCACGAAGTAGTGACGATCGGCGATGAAATTGATTTCAACACGATCAGCAAATGGTCAGAAGGGACTCCCGAGGCCTATGAACAGACTCTTGGAGATGATCGCGATGAAGCTGTTCAAGTCCTTTACGACTTACAGGTCACACAGACCATAAGGTCTAACCACACAGACCGCCTTTACAATCAGATCATGAGGAAGATTCCCTCGTTCCTATCTTTGCCTGAACTTAAGTTTGAGAAGTTTATGCGCCTTGATGAACTAGGGATTACCTTTCATAAGAAGCCCTATAACATCGCGCCTAACTGGATTGCAGTACATGGGGATCACACCCCTATCAAGTCACAAGGGGGTCTCTCAGCCCTTGAGGCGGCCCGTAGACACGGGAAAAGCGTCATCTCGGGTCATACTCACAGGGCAGGGCGTTCGTCGTTCTCAGAGGCCTCAGGGGGCCGTATAGGCCGTATCCTGCATGGCGTAGAAGTGGGCAACCTTATGGACTTCTCTAAGGCAAGCTACACAAAGGGCTCGGCCAACTGGCAACAGGCTTTCGCCATCATGTATGTGGACGGAAAGAATGTCCAAGTTGATCTTATCTACATCGAGAAGGATGGGACATTCGTAGTCTCAGGTAAGCGCTATGGACGACCTAGATAATGATCTAAGCAGGTCAATCGATGACCACATAGACGATGCAGAATCGTTACCATTTCGTTATCAAAATAGCCTTGACCTAGCCTAGACATCTGTCATCCTTATCTCATCGGCGAAGGGCGTCGATAAGAAAGGGCAATCATGTTTGATTCAGCATTGCAGGATCTAGTGGCAATTATCGCCATATCTGCACTATGGTTTCATTTAGGCCGTATGGTCGGCATTCGCGTTGGTTATCTCAAAGGTCGCAAAGCTGTGAGAGATTACTACGCATCTAAGGAAAGGGTCAAAGTGTGAAAGCAAGTGATTTCCTCAACGAAGCAAAGGCAACAATACAAGATCGTGGAATGGACTACGGACACCCGTCGGACAATATGTCCCGAACCGCATGCCTATGGTCAGCATTCTTGCAAATGCCTGTTACTGACTATCAAGTGGCATCATGCATGGCACTGGTCAAGCTCGCACGAAGCATGGAGTCTGCAAAGGTCGA